ATAGATTACTGGGCCTCCCTCTGTTTCCTCTTCCAATCGGCAGTCCTGAAATGGAATATGGTTCAACTCCACAATCTCGCACGCCAAATTGTAGTTAACATGAAGTGCGAAGCCGTGGTACAGTGCCATGTCTTTAGCCAGCAGGCTATAAATGTCATCAACAGTATCGCCGGCCCGGTTAACGATGTATTCCGAAAATTCGGTATCGTTAAGTCCGTTGCCCTCAATGAATGTCTGATAACGTTCGCAGCAAGAGCCGCCGGTCGGACTATTCAATATAAGGTTGAGCATACGCTGGGGATAAAGATTATCCCTACCGTATGCTTGTATGTTGAGGGTGCTCCAATAGACATTTGTCAGTCTTTCAGGAGAGCGTCGGACATTGTTGATGTTCATGCGCCAGGAGTTTATTCAGCGTCTTTCGCGCTATTGTTTTTTCAGGCGGGTGTTAGCGGCTTTGAGAGCGCGGTTGTCGAGTTTGAGCTGTTCATTCTCAGCCTGGGCTGCGTCCAGTTCTGCTTTGGCGGTTGCCAACTCCATCTGAAGATTGTTTACTTCTTCAGATTCGGAGTTTTCTCCGGCTGATTCGCTTTCGGCTCTTTCCGCAAGGAGTTTGTTGAGGGCCTCCACTTTCTGAGTCAACTCGGCTTTCTCTTCCGTAAGGGTCTTAACCGTGTTTGACAGATCTTCCTTGTCTTTGCGCAGCGATTCAATCTGCTGACCGGCCTCGATAAGCGATGTCTTGAGTTCTTCTGCTTCGCCGTCGTTAACGGTTGTGGCAATCTCTCCCTCGGCTTTTTTCTCTGCTTCCGCTTTGGCTCGTGCCTCCTCTGCCTTGCGGGCTTTGTAGGCAGCCACTCGATCCTCCCAATCAACCGGGAGTTGGGCAAACTTATTTACCTCCTGCGGAAACTTGCTGAGAAATTCTTCGGCAATGTCGTCTGACGGCAGAGGATTGGTGTAAAAACGAGAAGTCCCGACCGGATGGATAATCGCTCCGCCCTTCAGGATATAGTTGGGTGCTTTCGGCATTTCTTTGTCAGTTTTAAGTTTGTTGTAAATCATTACATAAGCGTCTCGGTAGCAATCGCTACAGCCCGTGTTGGTTATTTCCGAGCCGTAGATAAACCGATGCAATTTGTCAAGAAGAAGCCTATCTGAAGAAGAAAAGCCGCTTTGGAAACGGCTTTTCATCTCAGTTAGGTCAGCCATTGTCTTTTCGTAGCTTCCCATAGGCAGAATTATGAGCCGCTAACGAGAGAGGCAAGGGCTGTGCGGGTTGCAGACAGTGATTCTCCGAAAAGGAAGATGCCAGATGTCGGAGCGTTTTCCTCCTGAAGTGTGGCGAGCCAACCACCTTCGGTATCATCGGAGTATTTGTCATCATCGAGGGCTGTTGCGGTAAGACCGGCCTCAAGCCCATAGATCTCGAACGTGTTCTTGTTGTCGGCACCGGCGAACTTGTTTTCAAGGACAACCACGAATGTGCCATTGGCAAGCTGGTCTATTATGTTGTGAGATACATCGGGACCGTTGTCGAGAATGACGATTGACACGTCCTTGTTGAATCGGTTTCGATATGTTCCGGCTACCATTGACTTTTTCGTGCCAGTGTAAGGACTCTTGCCGGGAACATACATTTTGTAAGCCTTGGCGCCGGTTTTCAAAATGAGAGCCTTAACGATGTTCGGGTTCGTAGCGTCACGGGTTGTGGCTTCGAAGTCGATGTCGTTGTAGTTCATTATGTAACCGTGGGACTTGATGCCCTTCACCGGCTTCACGGTACAGTTAGCCGCCAAATCGGCAGCTAACTGATAATCGCAACTTTCTGTAGCCATACTGAATCAGGGTTTAGATAGCGACCTGAACGAGCTCGTCTTCACCTACGAGAGTGCCGATTTTTGAAGCGGCGTAGATGTAGTTCTTGCGGTCCTTGTCGTTGAAGTGAACACTGAGTGAAGCAATCTTGTCCTTGTCGTTCGTTCCGACGAAAAGGTTGTCGGGGGAGCAGACAATGGCACGATGGGGGCAGTTGAGGGCTGTGCCGGTGTCTTCGAACTTCTTGATCAAGCGGTCCCAGATATCGAGGGCGATAATGGTGCGGCCGTCATATTCCGAAAGAGTGATACCGGTGGCAACGTTCTCGAATGGCATAGTGGTTTTGCCGTAGCGTTCCACGAGGTCGGTACGGAGTGCCTTGAACATGGAGTTAGTGCAGAAGATAGCCGAACCAGGTTTGTCGAAGATGCGAGAGTCAGCATCAGCAAGTAGGGTGTCGAAAATCTTGATAGCAGTTCCGGGGACAAGAATTCCGTTCTTCTGGTCGAGGTAGGTAGTTGCAGCGTTTGCGGCGATTTCCGTGTGCTGATTGGGATTGGCAGCGATAATCGCCTGAAGACGCTTCCACAGGCCGTCGCACATGTTGAACAGTTTGGGGTTGATCCCGGCTTTGAGGATACCGCCGTCGGCGATATTCTTCGCGTCCTTGTCACCGAACCACACGATACGCCAGAACATTTCCTTCATGGCTTTCTCAAGAAGAGGCATAAGCACCTGATCCCAGTAAGGTGTATCCTGAAGGTATGCACGGTCGGTGCCGGTGTTGAGGGAGTCTTCTGCGATGGTGTTTTCCAACTCATCGTAGCAGATTTCCTTGGCAATTTCCCAGTCGCCGAGTTCCCACTCTTTCTGAATGCCGGTTACATTTACTTTGCTGTATTGAGGGTCACAGCCACTGCGGGCCTCGCCGACATCACCCATGCTGTCGATGTATCCGAGCTTCTTACCGTTTGTTACACCGGTTTCGTTCTTGATCGTAAGATCAATGTCGGGATCATCGTACACCGTGAGGAAGAGCAACTCCCGAAGGTCGGTAATCGCCCCGTTGTCAACGGTAAATTGATTCCAGTTAATCATATTGTTTGATTAAATTGTTACGTGATGATTGATTTACTTTTTGCGCTGTTCGCGTTTTGCGGCTACAGCTTCGCGGCGCTTGTTGATTGCGTCGCGGGTCTTGGACAGGGGAGCCTGCTGACCGGCGGGGGCACCGTGAGCAACGAAACGTCGGTTCTGGGGAGTGTAAGTGGAACGCATGCCGAGGGTCTGGTCGAGCCAGGACATTCCGCCGGCGCGGTTGACCTTAGCGACGATGGGACGGGCGCTCTTGAGCTCGACTTCCTGCTCTTCGACCTTTTTCTGAAGTTCCTCAACAGTCTGCTGAAGTTCTTCGACCTGGGGCACGTTCTCTTCGGGAGCCGCGTCGGGGTCGAGTTCTTTCAGTCGGCCCTGAAGCTCGGCGATGAGTTCGCGGATTTCTTCGGGGTCGTTTGCAGAAGCGAGGGGATCGGGATCATCGTCGGTGTTGTCTTCCACGGGGTCGATAATGTCAGTAATGCGCTCGCCTTCTACGACGATTTCGGTGCCGTCGTCGAGAATGTAGTTACCGTCAGGATAGGCGCTGTCGCCAATCTGAGGATCGCCATCCTCACGTTCAACTGTAAACTCGCTGCCGTCAGCGGCGGTCACAACCTGGTCTTTCATGCGTGCAAGGCCAGTCTTCGCGAGAAACCGTGCGAAAGCGGAGGGCTGCTTGGCTGCGGTTCTGCGGGAGTTTTGGGGTTTTGCCATACGATTTTTATTGAGTTTTGAATTCTTATTGCGTTTTGTCCTGTGAGCGGTTGTAGGTACGAGTATGTGGGAGATAAAGCCAAGTTCCTGCGCGCGCTCGGCGTCAATGAATGTGTCTTTGTCCATCAAGGATTGGAGGGCCTTGCGATTTGCTCCGGTGCGTTCGACATAAAGGTCAAGAATGCGGTCTTGCTCTTCACGAAGAGCCTTTGACTGCACCGAGAGGTCTTCAATCAGATCATCGAGTTTGTCCGGCGTATAGCGCAGGGGCATATCGGTCATCAGATACTCATAGGCCGGATTATGCAGGCACATTCGGATATTTTTGTGCGCGTAACGACGCTCAGCGGGTGCAGCAAGCAGAATGATTGAAGCGATAGACGAACATTCCCCTTCGACGGTAGCTGAAATCTGTTTACCGGAAGCACGAAGTGCATCATAGATAGACCAACCCTCGCCGCAGTCGCCACCGCAACAATGAAGCCGAATATCAATGACGTTATCGTCTTCCGGAATGGATTCGATGAACTCTTTCACATCCTTGAAGCATACGCCTTCCGGCGCTCCCCATTCAGCCATGCAGAGTTTCTGTTCTTCATCGACTATATCATTGTAAATCTTTAATTTAGCCATTGCGGAGATTGATTTTTATATGATTTATCAATCCAAAGTTACACCTATATTAAGTGCTGAAAGCCAATGTATTAGAGGTTTAAGGTGCAATAATAAATTCAGTATTGTAAGGCTGTAATATCCTGATTTTGTGTAATGTGAGTATCGGTCATACAGTGAGGTGTGTCGTAGAAACTAATGGGGTTGGCTGATATTAGTTGCAAAGGCTTTCGATTTCAAATTATAAGATGTGGCTAAATATTTGGCTTCAAGATTTTTCCAAAACAAAAAAGGCCCGGTTGTTAGCCGAGCCTTTATAAGTGCAACCGCACTTACACCATTTTGTATATTTTGAGCCTATTTTTAGGTTACCTTTGGGGTATATCCGATGTCAGATAATCGTGAATTGTTTGTTTGCAAAGAGGTTTACCTGATTAACCATAATATCCCGCAGGATAGGAATAAATTCGTTGAGTTGTACGGCTATAATCATCAGCCGTTCCCGGTTGTCTTTATCAATCAATCCCATGCCTGAACGTGTTGCCATTTCGCTAATGCCATCACGTATGGTTGTGAGGTGCAGGAGCGAGGTTGCAAGGCAGAATTGACTGGGTGCCGGGGCTTCTACCATAGAATTTGATAAGCCTTGTTTGGCCTTTTTTCGAGCATCCGAAAGGCATATTCGACTTATGCCAAGTCCGTCCCCTGGGATTTTGTTTAAGGGTGCTGGAGCATACGTTTCCGTAACGAGAATCTGGCCGTTTTCTACATTGTGATCGGCCCGCGCGATAGTCTTTTTCCGGGGAGCGCGTCGTATAACTTCCGTTGTAACTGTTGTTGTGGTTATTTCTTTCATATGTCCTCTGTTTGTATCTCTTCGCCGTTTTCATATCGGGCAATGTGGAGTTCTTCACTTACCATCCACTGACAGTTGGATATCTTGAATCCATATTTTTCTTCGAGCGTGCTGAGGAATGATTCAAAATCCTCATACTTCTCGGATTCCTGGATTTCTTCGGGGTCAGGTGTATGATGTTTACCCACCCCGTCGTAAAATCGAGGATTGTTACATAGTTTGTTTCCATATTGATTAGTCTAATGTGAATTCATCGCTGTAAACCCAGATATGTTTACCTGAGCCGCAAATCTCAACTTCCCACTTGTACATTGTGGGCCAGTATTCGACAAGTATGATGTTTCGGTAGCCTTGGTATGACTCGTTAAGGGTAGCGCTTCGTCCTTCCATAGTTATGCGTCCATTAAAGTTTGAATATAAGGTATGTCATCCTCGATGTCGTCACGCAAGATTAAGAATCCCATTGGCGCTCTTTCATCAGAATGACCTGAACAGACTCCGGCGCAAAAGTCGTCGGCTGCCGCAGGATTTGAAAATTCATACGATTGCCAAAATACGCCTTCTTCAACATATTCTTGGAAACCTACAAGGTCATCATCAGCACGTAGAGTTTCCGCATATTCTTCTCTGATTACATATACTTTTATCATACCAATCAGAAATGAGGATCGATGTAGTGACTTTGGTAATGTAGCAGGAGGCGAACGCCGTCCTTCGTCGGGTGGCCTTCCAAAATCCACATGCCATTCCTACGTTTTGTAAACACTTGCTCACCAGGTTCTAATTCGGGCAATATTATGTATTTGCCAGAATAGAAATCTTCACATTCTACAAGGTTGTCTTGGACGACCACTTTGTTAGGACTGAGTATTTTGGTAATTGTGGCGGCGTGGCGGTCTGTATAGTAGTAAACCGTGCATGGCAGGCCAACCCGCGGAATCAAAGCCTTTATTGCCTCATTCTCTCTGCGCTCCTTGTTATCTCTCCAATCGGAGCGCCTACGGCTAATCTCGGCTCTTTTCTTGGGATTATCAGCGTTTGCGCGCCATTCCTCCCGGTCGCGTTCTTCGTGAGGATATTTTTCTGCCCTGATTGCATCAAGCCGGGCAAAACTTTCTTCGCTTGTCATTAGTTCAGGTTGTTTTCGATGAAACTTATAATTTCTCTCTCGGTTGCATCTGCGAGTTTGTCAGGAATGTAGAAGAATATCTTCTCATCAATTCGTTGCGCTATGTCATCACGGAACGATGTGTTTGGCATAAGAAGCGCATCTTGCAGCGATTCAGTCCCTATGCTGTACACATGAATCTCTCCTTCGTTATGTATCGGGAGAAAGAATACAGGGTACATCTCCTCGTTGTATTCGATTTGTGTTGTCGGCTTCATCTTACTATCCTCCGTGAAGCATCAGGCAGAAGTCAGACATGGCTTCTGAGTTAAAATCCGGTAAGCCGGTGTTGCCTGATTCATAATAATAAATTGCATATTCTCTCTCTTCGTAGTCGAGTTTATGGCCGACAGCCTTTTCGATTGCTTTGTAATTGACTTTGCCGGACTTGGGGTTGTAATAGGTTGTATCCATATCAACTGTGTTTAGGGTGGATTTCTCTTACGCTGTAGAGGTCTTTGCCTCTACGAATGATTTCAAAAGAGCGAAATATCTGGTTCTCCCAATAATCGAAATTCTGCTGGAACATCTGAGGATCTTCCACTTCAAAGCAGGTTCCTTGCTTGCGGTAGAACCACTGGACTTTGTCGCCATAGTTCATTTCGTCTATTAGTTTGAAGTCCTCTACCATATCGCTGTAGAAACCTATCATATTGGGGCAGGCCTCATTCAGCATTGCTTTTTTGAGGTCTTCTTTGGTATAATCTTGTTCAACCATATTTTAGAGATTTTGAGCCAACCATTCCTTATCTTCTTTGGTCAGGTCATGGCCGAGTTGAACTTTCCTTTTGATAGTAGCTTTTTGTCCTACCATATATTGCACCTTGTCAAGTATGTTGGCTCTGACTTTGGAATCGGAGATTTGGTTAGCTTGCTCAAGCAGAAAATCTACCATTTCTGACTTCTGCTCTCTCAAGTCCTCCACCTCTCCGACGCTTTCGTCGAGTTGGCCCCTGAGGGTCTTTACTTCATTCCGGGTCCTTATTACCGATTGGCAATTCTCAAACAATTCTATGCTGCAATCGAGGGGAAAGTCATTTTCAATGTTGCGGCACATAGCGTCTATGATATCAGGTTTGAATACCTGCGCGAAGTATGTGTCCTCCTTGAGTGATTGGAGCACATCTATTTCTTCTTGTCGTGTCATGTCGATTTATTATTTTCGAGTAAAGCGTTCCGCTGCAAACCTCATGTACTCACAGGAGGCCAGAGAGTATCAAAAGGAGCCAAATGTGCTTTGCGCTTGCAATCCGTTCTCTTGTTCTGTATATTGCTCGACATTGCAATATAGTTTCGAGCGATTGGATAGACAAATGTGAAGTATTTGGCGACGAAATTCAGGCATTGAGTCCACAGGTAGTGTGGAATGTTGTTTGCACCACGTTTCAGCATAAGTTCTCGCAAAATCTATGGCATTGCGTTTGTCTGTGAATCTGCGTCTGGCATATACTTTGCGTCCATCCTCGATTGATACATAGTAGGCTGTTATTTCTTTCATCTTGTTTCGGTTTTGATTAAACATCTTATTTGCATATACAAAAGTAATCAAAAATAATCATATCTGCAAATTTTAGAGCGATTATTTTAATCATATTCGCAAGATTTTGTAAAATAAACGGAGGCAGACTATCGTAATGACAACCCACCTCCGCTTCCTAAATGTCGGTATCTTCAATGCTCGGATTGAGCGGTTCGATTGATACGGTCAGAGCGCCGTCTCTGTAGTCGCATTGACGGCCATTTCCATAATACCCGGTCAGGGATTTGTACCCCCATTCCGTGATAATGTTCTTCTCAAGAAGTTGGCCGGCATACTTCTTGAAATTGTCCTCATCGGAGAATATTCCGAGG